GTAACGGCAAGTGCCTCAGTTCTTGGTATCGACATTGCCTCTGAGTTCATAGCTATATGCTATGCCAAAGATGCAGTTAGGTACCTTGAGTACACGAAAACGCTTGAACGGGAATTAGTTTATACCCCGGAAACAAGCGATCTCTTCGTTAGGACCACTAGGCAGCTCATCTGTTTTCTAAAGAAGTTTCCTTTCACGAAAGAAGAAGTCCCCATTGACACCCGGCTAGCCGGTATTGTTAAATGGAAGGAGGCTGAGGCACAATGTGCAGCAACCAATCTTCGTCTACGCGGGATTAAGCGCGCTGACCAACCCGATTGGGTGTGGCGTGCGCAGAAACTCATATCCGACTTGCTCGGACCTTTAGAGAGCTCCACCGTTATGAAAATTATCAACGGTGGTCGACATGGGCCTGGGAGCACGTTAACGTCATGGGGTAATCGGGTATCAGCCTACTACAAGTTTGCTGACTTCCCTTACTCAGTGACACAACGCGCTTCAAGTTACGCTTTAGCAGCAATATCCGGCGATCCTCATTGGATGAATATCCTTGAGTCATCCGGGCGGCGCACAAAAATACCGCCAGGATTACAGCATTGCGCTGTACCGCGTGTCTGGAAGGAAATTCAAATCTTTCAAGACTGCGTTGATATTGTTGATTGTGAAAAGGTAACTTTCGTACCAAAATCGGCCACTGTTATGCGGCCGATTGGGGTTCCGGCGTCGCTTAATGCATTCCTTCAACAAGGTGTTGGCGAATTTATTGCTAACAAGTTGAAGAAGGTACATGTGCATATCGACAATCAGGCTAAGAATCAAAAATTAGCCTGGGCAGGTTCAACTTACTCCTTTATTAATGGAGTCGAAAATGAGCGTCAGTTCAGTACCATTGATTTGGCTTCTGCATCTGATACCATTTCGATCGAGTTGGTCCGGCTATTACTGCCGGGTGATTGGTTTGCCTTCCTGTCAGATCTCCGTCATGAAGACGGATACCTAGATGACGAGTACGTTAAGTACGAGAAGTTTAGTGCGATGGGAAATGGTTACACCTTCCCTCTTGAAACCATGCTGTTTTGGGCAATTGCGAAAGCAACTACTATCACAGCGGGTTTTGAATTCGGTCCGAATGACTTCGCCGTTTATGGCGATGATATCATTGTCCGGAAGCAAAACTCACAGGCCGTTATTGCTGGTCTCGAATGGTCAGGATTTACTCTGAACATGGAGAAAAGCTTTATTTCTGGACCCTTTAAGGAGTCCTGCGGTACTCATTGGTTTAATGGTACTCCTGTTCGTCCGATTTATCTTCAGCGGAGGCTTAATAGCCATGAAAATGTTTACTTTCTATGCAATAGTCTTGCCAAACATATTCTGTCTGGTTGGAATGACACTGGTATGTTTGCAGCTTATTCAGCAAGCAGCCTGATTCCCGTTGCCTATAGGGTTTTTATACCTATAGGCGACGATTTCGAATCTGGTTTCCAAGTGCCTCTTGCATCTATGAGACGCATCAACAACGTTGCGTATCTTAGTCAGGAAGAAAAACAATTCTTAATTCGCCGTCGACTCCTCGAGGTTGAAGATATGAATGCGGAGTTATTCACTTTCTCTCGTAAGCCTCGGCCTACGGAGTATAGAGGAAAATCTCGCATTCGAATGTATTTATCACTTCAGATGAACCATGGATGCGGCGCATTCCGCGCAACTTACATGACATCGTCAGTGGAACTTGCATTTCGGGCCGCTGCGGAGCAGGGGGCAATCACGCGTAGAGATGCGTGGGATTGGAAAGTTACTGTGCGTCCTGTCTCAAACTGGGATAGTACGTACAGCCGTG